GTGATATCATATCAGATTCTGATGGTGGTGCAACCAGCATAGTCAATAGCGTATCTAGTGATGATAATTACACTTATGTGGGTACCGGCAGTATGGCGTATCAGGCAGTATTTCCTTTAACATTCACAAGTACAGATTATGTTTCTGGTGGTAATATTTGGAAGCGTGTAGCTTGGTCTAACGACACTTGGTAAAATAAATGTTCGGACAATATTTTTATAATCAGCACCTTCGCAAGAGCGTAGCATTGTTTGGTACGCTTTTCAACAACATCACGACTGTTAAGCGTGATCAAATGGGTAATGTGTTGAGTACTGTTAAGGTACCGTTAGCATATGGTCCAAAACAAAAATTCTTAGCACGTCTAAAGGAAGAACCTGATCTTTTGGCTCCTGAGATTGCTCTTCGCTTACCACGTATGTCCTTTGAAATTACTTCAGTTTCATATGATACACAATCCAAGGTTAACAGAAACATAAAATTACAAACACCATCTATTCACGGTGTTAATACAATTTATACTGCTGCTCCTTATAATTTATCCATGCAATTAAATATTATTGGCAAAACGCAAGATGAAGTTTTACAGATAACTGAACAGATATTGCCATATTTTAATCCAGAATATATAGTAACAGTAAAAGAAATACCTGAGATTGATTTAATTAGAGATGTGCCTATTACTCTACAGTCTGTGACGATGAGTGATGATTATGAAGGTGAATTCGAACAGCGTAGAGCATTAATTTATACTCTTGATTTCAACATGAAAATTCAATTCTTTGGACCAATACAAAAAGATATCGGCGTTATCAAAGATTCTACTGTTAATATTAGAAATCAAACTACACAGAAAAAGATATCTACAATAAATGATCAAGTCTCTCCATTAAACGTTGGTCCTAGTGATCCGCACGATATCATAGAAACTATTATTAATTATGACCAAGACTTTGGTTTTACTGAGTGAACGATATGAAAAATATAGATACTATTGAAAGCAAAAAAGAGAAGATAGCAAAAGCCCTTAGTAAGAATATGCCGATATCGGCACCATTGGAATCTTCGCCACCGGTCGACGACCTGCAGGTTGACTATGATGTGTCGAGAGAGACATATAAAGAGCTTATTGATAAGGGTAACGTAGCTATCGATCTTATGATGGAACTTGCAAAAGATTCTCAACATCCTCGTGCTTTCGAAGTATTAGCAGGTTTATTAAAAACACAAGCTGATAATACAGATAAGCTTGCTGATCTACAGAAAAAGCTTCAGAACCTTCGCAATGGGCCGAAGGCGAAATCTACTCCCGAACAAATAACTAATAATAATGTATTTGTAGGATCTACAACAGACCTACAACGTTTTATTCTTGATCAACAAAAGAATAATAATGATGTGATCGATGTCAACACTAACACACCTAACCAATAACGAGTACGGGTATCTAGGCAACCCGCTCGTCAAACGAGACGGTGTTCAACAGACTTTTTCCCAAGACGAACTATCTGAATACATTCGATGTATGAATGATCCTGCGTACTTTGCAAATAAGTACATTAAGATCATCAACTTAGACGAGGGCTTAGTTCCATTTAGTCTTTATCCATATCAACAGAAAATGTTTGATCATTTTAATGATAATCGATTTTCGGTTGTATTGGCTTGTCGACAGTCTGGAAAATCTATCTCATCAGTCGTGTACATCCTTTGGTATGCGATCTTCAAACCAGAACAAACTATCGCCATCTTAGCTAACAAGGGTGCAACTGCACAAGAGATGTTGGGACGTGTTACGCTTGCATTAGAAAATTTGCCATTCTTCTTGCAACCTGGTTGTAAAACACTAAACAAAAAATCTATTGAGTTCTCTAATAACTCTCGTATTGTTGCTGCTGCAACATCGGGCAACTCAATTCGTGGTATGTCAGTTAACTTACTGTTCTTAGACGAGTTCGCATTCGTTGAAAACGATGGCACATTCTATACATCTACATATCCTGTAATTACTTCAGGTAAAACTACTCGTGTTATCATCACGTCAACAGCAAACGGTTTAGGTAATACTTTCCATAAGTTGTGGGAAGGTGCAGTACAAGGTACTAATGATTTTAAACCATTTCGTGTGGATTGGTGGGACGTTCCTGGTCGTGATGATGAATGGAAACGTCAGACTATTGCTAACACGTCAGAGTTACAATTCGACCAAGAATTTGGTAACAATTTCCATGGTACAGGTAATACTTTAATTAATGCAAATACATTATTGTCATTAAAGTCTAAACAACCTTTATATGCAATGAATAATGTAAATGTATATGAAGTGCCAGTTAAAAAAGATAAAGAAGATCCAGAATCTAAAGATCATAATTACATTGTATTGGTTGATGTAGCAAAGGGTAGAGGTCAAGATTACTCAACCTTTAATGTTATAGATGTGAGCACAAACCCATTTAGACAGGTTGCTACATTTAGGGATAATAATATTTCCCCACTATTGTTTCCAGATGTCATTTATAAATATGCTAACATGTATAATAAAGCATTAGTCGTCATAGAAAACAACGATGCTGGTCAAGTGGTATGTAATGGTTTATTCTATGACTTAGAATATGAAAATACATATACTTCTAATGGCGTCAAGGCTGATGCTATTGGTGTTTACATGGATAAGAGAACTAAGAAGATTGGCTGTTCACATATTAAAGATTTGGTTGAACAGAAAAAGATTGAGATTGTTGATGCTGAAACAATTGTCGAGATGTCAACCTTTGTTTCTAAAGGTCAATCATATGAAGCTATGGTTGGAATGCACGACGACTTAATGATGAACCTAGTTATGTTTGGTTGGTTTGCAGCTACTCCAATGTTTGCAGAATCAATAGACAGTGGCATGAGAGAATACATCTATGCTCAACAGATGAAACAGATAGAAGACGAAGTATTACCATTTGGATTTAATGATGATGGTAGAGAAGAAATAAACCCAACACATATAGACAACGAAGGGCAGGTTTGGCGAGAATTTAATTGGCCAGAAGATCCACAACCATGAATTTTACACTAATACTATTTGCATCAGCGTTTGCGATATCCTCTGTCGCAGCGTATTATTCTGTAGCAGGATTAGTTGCTATATTTTCTGGCGAACCGATCGCAGCTATTATAATGGGTGTAGCTTTAGAAATAGCTAAACTTGTTGCGGCTTCATGGATATATCGTAATTGGCAAACTACTGCTAGATTACTAAAATACTATTTTACAATTGCAGTACTAATACTTTCATTGATAACTTCAATGGGTATTTTTGGTTACTTGTCTAAATCACACCTAGAACATAATGTTGTTTCTGGTGGTGTATCATCTCAAGTACAGTTGATCGATGAAAAGATATCGACTGAAAAAGATAATATAAGTACAGCAAGGAAAGCTTTAAAACAATTAGACGAGTCAGTAGACCAAACGATGGCTAGATCTACTGATGAGAAAGGTGCAGAAAGAGCTGCGTCTTTAAGACGTTCACAGCAAAAAGAACGTCGTACACTTTTAGCCTCGATTGATGAGTCACAAAAGACAATTGAAAAACTTAATGCAGAGAAGGCACCTATTGCTGGTGATCTGAGAAAGATCGAAGCAGAAGTTGGCCCGATAAAATACGTTGCTGAGTTGATCTATAGTGATTCGTCAGTTGAGGTTATTGATAAAGCAGTTAGGTTAGTAATTATACTAATCATCTGCGTATTTGATCCATTGGCTATTTTACTGTTGATAGCTGCAAATATGGAAATGAGGAAAGGTACTCCTCGTGTAAGTACCACAACAGAACAGAAGGAGGAAAAGCTCGTGGAAAAACGACCCTCTGGAACATCGAGAACTTTACCTATAAAACCTAAAAAACCTAAAAAGCCAAGTCTTCCCAAAAGGACAGCGCCTACGGTGCCAAAAAAGAAACCGAAACCAGTTCCTAAGAAAAAACCAGTTCGTAAACCCAAGAAAAGTACTGTTGGTGCCACACCTGGATTAGACGATGTTATCACGATTAAAAAGAGCACAGTATACCGCTTCGATGGCTAGAAATCCTGAAGTTATAAATATATGCAGAAGTGATAAATTCTTATTATGACACATATTATGCTCTCAACAATCCATATTAACTTAAAATCGAGGTAGAGAAAAATGGCTTTTCAAGTTTCTCCTGGCGTAGCAATACGCGAAATCGATCTTACTAACGTTGTACCTGCAGTCTCTACTTCAATTGGAGCTACTGTAATTACAGCATTAAAAGGTCCGATAGAGGAGATTATAACCATTACTTCAGAGAAAGAATTAGCAGATACGTTTGGTGTGCCAACAGATGACACAGCCGCGTATTTCTTTAATGCTGCAGCTTTTCTAAAGTACGGTAATAATCTTAAGGTGGTCCGTGTCGCTGGCTCTGGTGCATTAAATGCAACAGCTGGA